CAGGGAGTTTGGCTGGCTGACCGGCATCGTGGTGGTCAAGCACGGCATGGGTGAATTCCGTTTCCGCTGCTTCAGGGCAAGGCAGACAGCTTACGCACTGGCATCCAGGATACCGGGGCACCAGGTTTAAGGATTAATTCCACGATGTATATAAAGAGCATTTTCTTGATAAGAAGACGGTCTAGATTTGTCGCGAATTGATCACACACGATCTATGTGATGTTAAGCAAACCCTCCCCTAATCGGAGGGTTTTTTTACGCCTGGCGTTGCACCAGGCAGCGCGCGATCATAACGGACTGGGGAGCCTGGCCAGGCTCGTCACCATGGGGTTGCACCCCATACCCCGTAAGGCTTCGCCTTCCCCCTTCGGGGCCCCCATCCAATACCTGCTTTTCAAGAGGTGAGTGTTTGTATGTCGGATAGACAAACAACGATAGCTTTTTGCTAAGCCGGCGAGCTCACCAGGTCGAAAATTCTGAAAACTTTGGTTTGCAATTTCTTCTTCAACGATAGGCAACAGCTATCTTGCGTTGCCTGGTAGTCCACTCGATCATGTCCAGATCTAGCGCCAGGCTCTTGCTGGCACCAAGATCCGGCACCTGGTCCAGAGATCCACCGCCTGGCGCCACAGGTACCGTGGTCTGAGCCTGGCAGAAGGCGAAAGGCCGCTCCAGCACACGCGCGGCCTGGTCGTAGCACCGGCAGATCTCGCGCAACCTGGCGCAACCGACGAGCTCAGGAACCGCGATCTGCACCAGGGCGGTTGCAGAGGGCAGGGGAGCGCCTGGAGGAGGCGGTTCGCCTGGTGGTGGACCCTGAGTCACAGAAACGGTAGTTTTGGATCCTGGAGCGTTTTTCCCAGCCGCGGCTAACTTGACCTGGTCGCCCTTGCCAATGATGCGTCCATAGCTCTCCGGGATCTTCCAGGCTGCGGCCGCGACGGCCAGGAGCACGACGAACACCAGGCTCGGGATCTTCTTCGGTTGCTTGGTGTGCACCCTGGCCGACTTATAGAGCTTGTAGGCAGCTCGATTAAAGCGGATGAACTGTTTGCTGGTGGAATTTTTAAAAGCGAGCGTACGGCTGACCATATCCCACTCGTAGCAGATGGACAGCGGCAACAGCGAGATCCTACGAAGGTGCAGATGGCGGCCGACAAGCGCAAGCACGTTGCGATCGACAAGGAGAGGGTGCTGGCTGATGATGATGAAATCCACCGAGTGGACGCCTCGGTGTTCCTCAAGCTCGGAGATGTGCTTAGGCACGACAGCGCCATTAGGGCGAGGCGGCCACACTTTTTGAACCTCGTCAAAAACAAACATGTCGCCAGGTTTGCACCACTCGTGCCAAGTCTTCATGCGCTCCGCGTCCACAAGCTCGTGGTCCAGGAGCAGCCCGCGAATGTTGGTATAGATGATGCGCTTGTGTTCAACTTGGGTGCCGTCGTCAAGCTCCTCAAAGACGGAAGTACCAATGAGCCTGCGCAGCAGGTTCCAGACGGTGTAAAGCGTCTTGCCGCCACCAGGTGCGCCAGTAAGAAAGGTGATCATGATGGATTGGTCCCAAGGATCTTGGTAGCGCTCTGGATCTGCCAGAGCATCAGCTTTGTGGCGCACGCGCCAAGAATGATGCCGAGACCAATATGACCACCGGCCAGCAAAAAGAGATTCAACGTGTCAGGATTGATGCCACCAAGAGCCGTAGTGAATTGACTCTTCATGTTGTTGACTATCACGGTGAGGCCGGTGATCGAAACAACGCTAAAGCCCAAGCTAACCAGGATCTTGGCCAGGAGCGGCCGCATCATGCCGAGTAACCAGGTGCCGATCTTCATTCTGTCTTCCCTCCGGGAGTGAGGATCATGAAAGCAATGAACGCGGAGATAGCCAACACCAACGGCTTGATGTAGCTGCTGATAATGTTGCAAGGCTGCGTGTAGTCAAAGAGAACAACACTCTGACCATGCACCGTGCGCGTGATGTTCGCGGGACAAGTGCCGTTGCCAAAGCCGAGGTTCTCAGGGCTATACGTAAGATCCTTGGAGGTCGTGGGAATGTCACCATCAGGCGTGTCGAGCTCAGAGCAGCTGATGCGATCCGGGTTCTCGGTGCACTCGTCTTTCTGCTCCTGCTCCTTAGCAGGCTCTTCCACCGTCGTCTCCGTGGTAGTGGTGTTGGTGGTGGGGTTGTAGTTGTTCACGACAGTGGTCGTCGTGTGAGTCACCTTGTCGCCGGCGTAGTTAAAATTATTTGTGGTGTTGGTGGTGACAGTAGATCCGTCAGCCTTAGTGAGAGTTGACTTCGTACCAGGCGAGGTAGCCGGCCCGCTAACGATGGGCTGCTCCGTTGGGAACTGCTCGCCGGCAGCTGAAGCATCAGCAATCGTGCGACTAATTGCACTGCCTTCCGGCCAACCCGACTGAGAAGCAATCGAGTCCTGCAGCTCCTGCACGGTAGACGGCACATACGCGGACGAAGAGGGCGCCGCGCTACGATAGGACGCACCGCTGAATGACGGTGAACCACTGCTAGGAACGAACTTGCAAAGGTTAAGCGGATACGACGGGTTGGGGTCGCACCACTCAATGGTGAAATGAACACCTTGAGAAGCACGCCAGGCCTGAAAATCTATTGCTGCAGCCATGGGAGTTGATCGCCAGACAGCAGCTGGATCTCCAGCAAAGATGTACTCGTAGCAAGGCGCAACGGTACACACGCTGGAATCTGATTTCTCAACTTTGATGGAACCGTCAGGATTGCGTCCAACGTTGAAGCCCAACTCTTTAGCCAGGTCGTAGAGCGCCATACCAATTTGCAAAGGCGCTGCGACCTTGAGAGCGAAGCGACCTATAGCAGCGCCGGCCAGCGCGGGCTTAATCCTGGCTCTGGTTGTGATAGGCGGACTAGTCTGACCATTGGGAAGCCGCACAGTGGATTCCGCTTTAGCCTTAGGCCACTCATTAACCAACTGCTCAAGCAGCTGACCATTTGCGGTAGGCCCAGAGGGCGGTATCGCAACCTTCCCAGGGATGGAGCCAAGGACAGCGTCCAAGTGCGGCGTGTAAACGTTACCGGCCTGCTTCCAGTAGATCTTGTCGCTAATGGTTTGAGACTGGCTGAAGACCTTCAGCGGAAGGCAACAAAGAGCAAGAGCACCAAGCCAAAGGCAAAGAGCGTTTCGGTTCCAGACATGTTTATTCTCCATTGGGATTACTCGTGAAGATATTGAGGATTTGCTTGACGCCCCACACAATCACAAGCACCAAAACAAAAGCCCAGAACATGGAGACCAGGTCCTGGGCTTTCTCGGCGGTGAGGGGAGCGGCTTCATACTGAACCGTGACCGTGCAAGCGGCCACAGAGCAGTCGATAACGGTAGGCTCAGCCATGCAGCTGCTCCAGCTGGTGACTTACATCCAGCCCATCTTCGAGGCGAGCTTCTTGAGGCCCCAGAACGCGACAAAGGCCACAATCACAGCGGTGATCACCGTGACAAGGTCAGTGCCGGTGCCGGTAATGGCCGTGGTGACTGCGGCAGGGACTTCGGCCATTGCCGGTGCTGCGAACAGCGAGAGAACGAAGGCGACAGCCAGCGCTACGAGGGAAACGATCTTCTTCAACATGGAAAGGCTCCTTCCCAGGACGGGCGCGACGTGCGCCCAAAAATCCCAGGCCAGAGAGCAGGGCGTCTCACGACGATGCTGCCCTCCAGGCTGAAATCTCAGGCCCGCTGAGTCGTCGCGGCCGCAGCCTGGCTACCTGGGGTGCCACGAACGGCTTCAATCGGTTTGACGGCCATTACGACGATCTGCTGACCACGTTTGGTGGCGGAGATCTCCATGCTCACCTCGGCGGAAATAGGGAAGGGGAGATGCATCAAAGGTTTAACGACGTCTGAGTCCATGCACTTGTACTCAACCGTGCGGAAGCCCTTGTAGTTGGGCTTGCTGGCATCGAACGGCTCTTCGATGAAGACCTGGCCGGTCTTGTGATCGACGCCCTCGACGTTGCCCTCGAAGAAGCCGGCACCCTTGACGATGACTGTGTTTTTGACATGCATGTTTTTCTCCTATTGAAGAAGGTCAGTCGGCGACCTGGTTAAAAACCCGAGAAGGGATGCACGCTCCAGCCGCTTGGGAGTCCCTGGTCGAGAGAGTTCGTCGATGACTTCCTGAGCAGACCAGGAAGTGCGCAAGATGTTGATCACCTGGCCATACGCTGACTTGGCGTAAGTGACCAGGTGTTCCAGGGCAATGTCGCCCTCTTTTTGGTGGGTCTTGATGCGCTCGGCAGCAGCGTCTAGAACGCGCTCCAGGCAGCGATAAGCACCAGTGAAATATTTGTCTGAGTCAGTGAGGATGTCGAGCGGGATATCGCGATCGTTATTGCGAATCTCGACCTCAAAGCGAGTCCAGGGTGATGTCTGATCGCCCAGCTGGCGGCCCTTCTCATAGCACCGCAGCATCTTGCCGTTTTCACGGCGGCCAACCTCGAAGGTCCGACCGTGTTTTGGTGAGAGCCAGTCGCCTACCAGGCTGTGTCGCGGGTTGCGACCGCCGGCGTTGAAGTCACCAGCCTGGTACCACTCGACGGCATCCTCAACACCAAATTCGCCCTCCAGGGCGTCGACAGCGAGATCAACTCGTGTAAGAGTGAACTCGTCAAGCTGCCGGACTCGATCAGCGAACGCAGTCCAGCTTCGAACTCGACTGCAACCTGCGCCAGAAAGCTCCAATCGGGCTCGGCCTCCGTGGTGCTCTCCTCCGAAATCAACGCGCCCAACATGAACAGGCGTTCCACCAACTGCGACATAGAACCTAACTCCTTTGTCATAGCCAAAAAGACCGTTGACCTCTTCACCCATGACGCCGCCCAGAGCGTCGGAAAACCAATCGTGTGTATTGCCAGGCACGTACTCATCGGGGTCGGGCTTCCAGGTCAAGGTGCACCAATCGACCTTTGCGCCCTCCTTCAATCTTTCCCCCCCTGTTAGAGCAGGGGGAGAGGGCCGGGACGCGTGCGGCGCTTCGCTGGCCCGGCCCGGCCCTTTTTTCAAAATCTGTTGCAGTAGGTCACTCATTGCACTCGGCCCTGGGTATAGGTACAGTTGTTTACCCAAAGATTGGAATACCTGACTTTGGGTAACCGATTGTTTACCAAGGATTGGGTATGCAGGAAGACCTCCAAAAACTGCTTGACAAAGCCGCAGAAAAGTGCGGGAGCAAATCAAAACTCGCCCGGGCGATGGGTGTATCGCCGCAGCGCGTGAACGACTGGTACTCCGGTGCGGTGACATGCGTTCCCGAAGATCGGGCACGCCTGGCTGGCTTTGCGCGTGAAGATGCGCTGCAGGAATTGGTGCGGGCTACGCTGGAGAAAACCGCTGGAACGCTGCGAGGCGAGCAGCTACGACAGCTTCTGGGAAAGTCGTTGCCTCAGATCATCGCGGGCATCGTTTTCGCGTTGCTTCTGGGGGCCAGCCTGATCTCTGGGAAGTTTGATGCCGGGGCCCAGGTGGCCTTTTTTGCGCTCATCGTATATTCCACGATGTATATTATGTTAAGTACCATTTGCATCGGCGGGAGCACCAAAGAATGCCAGCTCCCATAGACGGTCAAGCCCTCTACCCGCTCACAGCTCACAGC